CTAATGGATGCGCACGCGATGTTTTTCTTTCAAGACCAGTTCATCGAAAATAGCCAACACTCGCTTGCGATAGGTGTACATGTTTCGCAATGAATTCCTGAAGCTAGTCTCATAGCGTCGAGGATGGAGCCATTTGTCCAACACCGGCCGGGGTACATCGATATCGCGACGAAGATCGTCCGCCGAATGGCCGCGCAGGAAGAGACCGTAAAACACGGCCGCTTCGCGCTGGGGGGCGAGAGGATCGAAATCGTCAGGACCGATCATCGGTGAACCTGTAAACCCGTATCGTACTACGAAAAACGGGCCGTGGAGTCTCCTTTACGTCAACAGTCGAAGAATCCGCTCAAGTGTCTCAGACGGGGATCACGAAACTCAAATAAAAACTATCTGTCCTGTTATCAGCTTCTTAAATAAAAATTTCGGGTTGGCGTGAAACCCCGTTGTTTACCGTCGTGTGCGGATGGAATTGAGCAGCGAAGCGGATTTGAGCGAGCTGCCAAGTGAAGAACTTTGTTGGCCACGGATGCCCCTGCCTTCGCAGAGCGTATTTGAAGGGCTCAAGGCGAGGCTGAAAGGATTCTCCGGGCCTGTAGGATCTGGAAAAAGTGCGGCGCTGTGTTCGGAAGCCGTGCGCCTTTCGTTCGTAAACCGGGGTAGACAGGGATTGTTGGCGGCTCCTACATTCGCGATGCTGCGAGACGCCACGTTAGCCGGCCTCTTCGGGGTGATGGAGGAGCAAGAGATTGAATATGAGCACCGCAAAGCCGATGGTGAGCTGACGATCAAAGGTCCCGAGACAATGATTCTGCTGCGTTCTCTAGACGAGCCAGAACGGTTGCGAGGAACGAACCTCGCATGGTTCGGAATTGACGAACTCTCCTATACGCGAGAGGAGGCGTGGCTTCGGCTAGAGGCTCGTTTGCGGGACCCGAAAGCGGAGAAGTTGTGCGGCTTTGGGGTGTGGACTCCTCAGGGACGCGACTGGATATATAAGCGGTTTATCGATAAACCGGTTTTGGGTTACGAATGTGTCCGCGCACGGCCGTTTGAAAATCGCTTTCTGCTGGAGAGAACGCCGGATTATTACGAGAGGCTGGAAACCAGTTACGATCCGAAATTTTACCAACAGGAAGTGTTGGGCGAGTATCTGAACCGCCGGGCTGATCGCGTTTATCACTGCTTTAATGCAGCAGTGCATGTAGTTCAGCAGGCCTATGACCCTGCCAAGCCGCTGTTGTGGGCGCTTGATTTCAACGTGGCGCCTATGAGTTCCGTGCTGGCTCAGGAACATCATGGACGGCTCGTGGCCATTGATGAGATCGTCCTGGACCGAGCAACGACCGAGGAAGCCGGTCTCGAATTCGAGAACCGATACAGGAATCATCCGGTGGGTTTAGAGATTTTTGGTGATGCGAGCGGGAGAAGTATGCATACGACTGGGACATCGGACTACACGATGCTGCAGGGTGCGCTCTATCGCGCGGGATTCCGAAGCGTTCGGCTGCGCGTGCCACAGAAGAATCCGCCGGTTCTGAGCAGGGTCCAAAAGGTGAACGGGTTATTGACAAACGCCGTAGGCGAAGTGCGCTTGGAAGTGGATGCGCGGTGCAAAGAATTGATTAAAGACTTCGAAGAAGTGATTTTTAAACCGGATTCGGGCGTGATTGATAAAGTGCGCGATCTGCGGCGTACTCATGCCTCCGACGCGCTCGGATATCTGGTTTGGGCGCTGTTTGGTGAAAAGCTAACAACAGGCGAGATGAACCGGCCCTTGTTTTAGTTACCAGCGAGTAAAAGGACGCAAAGAAGCAAAGGAAAGACATGACTGATATCGACCGGGAGCATCCGGATTACAAGCGGCACAAGTTGATGTGGCGCTCATATCGCGACCTTTACGCAGGTGGACAGCAATTCAAATATAGGGCGGCGGAATACTTGCTTCGGCGCCAGAAGGAGCCACTCGATGTCTACAGTGAGCGTCTGCAGAGGGTCTTTTATGAAAACTATATCGGTTCAATTGTTGATTGGTATTCGGCGACATTGTTCCGCCGGGCGCCAAGTTTGCAGTTCTATGGCGGGAACGAAGCAGGCCAGAGTTTTTTGGCTACCTTGGCGGACGATTGTGATCTAAGAGGGACAAGCCTAACTGAGTTTTTCAAGCGAACTTTCACAGATACGCTGATCGCCGGCCGCAGCCATATTCTGATTGACTTCCCGCGCGCCGCGCGTCCTCCGGCGAATCGCGCCGAAGAGGATGCGGGTGGTTTGTCGCGGGCATATCTCGTTCGTTATTCGGCCGAGGATCTCATCAACTGGAGCTTAGACGGGCGCGGCGAATTTGAGTGGATAGTGCTGAAGCAGACAATTGAGCGGCAGCTTAGTCCTGAGTCGCCGGAGCTTGTTCAAGAGACGTATTGGTACTACTTCGACAAAACAGAATATCGGACTTATAAAAACATTGAACAAGCGAATCCCGGCTCGACGTTTCCTTTGCTCGAAGGAATAGGGACGAGCAAGCCCGCAAAGATCGATTTGATCGCTCATGGCTCTCACGGGCTGGCGCGGCAAAGACGGGTGCCCTTGCTGACTATGCAGGTGAGCGATGGTTTGTGGCTGATGAACAAGGCTGCTCAACTTCAACTGGAACATTTCAATAAATCGAACGCGCTTGGATGGGCGATCGGAATGGGCTTATTCGCAATGCCCGTTATTTATTCAGACCGCGAATGGAATCAAATCGTGGGTGAAAGTTACTACATCCAACTTGGGCCCCAGGATCGCTTTGGGTGGACGGAACCCGAGGGCAAGGTGTACCAGATAGCCGCGCAAAATCTCGAGACTCTCAAAGAAGAGATGTACCGGGTTTGCTACTTGGCGCAGGCCTCAGGCGAGATGGTGGGTGGCCATGCCCAATCCGCCGCAAGCAAACAGCTTGACTTCACGATTACCAAAGAGGTGTTGCGCGGCTATGGAGACATGGTTAAAGACACAATCAAAAAGGTGATAACAGCGGTGAGCGATGCCCGGGAGGATGGATTGGTGGTGTCAGTCTCGGGGTTAGACGAGCTGGACATTGGAGACTTTGGAACCGAGTTACAAGAGGCGACAAATCTACTTCAGCTCGGTATTAAGTCGCCAACTTTAAAGCGACAAATCTTTCAGAGACTTGCGTTCAAGTTTCTAAGTGATCTTCGCCAAGAAACGAAGGATCAGATTGCAGAAGAAATCAACACGCAAACGTGAATTAGATGCAGAGGAGAAGTTATGTCTGAGGAAAAGCCTATCAGTGACCAGGTAGTAAGTGGGCTTGAGGTCCGCGACGTTGTCCGGCAGGCAATCGAAGAATTCGTTCACGCTGAGCAGCAGAAGGCTGAACCGGCTTACAAGGCCGAATTACAAGATGAGCGGAAGCGGCGGGAAAGCCTGGAAGCCAGATTAAACCAGCTAATAGAGGAAAATCGAAGCGCTAGGGCAGCGGCGGAAGAAGCCGATCGAAGCTCGCAAATCCGTAATGAATTACAGCGGCTTGGAGTCGCGAAAGTGGATCTGGCATTTCGCGCGATTAGGGACGACATTATACGCGCCGAGGATGGCCGCTTACAGGCGCGCGGTTCGGAGGGGAAGTCACTGCATGAGTACTTAACAAGCTTCGTGCAGGAGAACCCAGAGCTCCTTCCGGCAAGAATTGCCGGCGGGAGCGGTGTGCAGCCGATTCCGCGAAAGGGTGGGCAAGGCGGATCACCTGGTATCGAGATTGACAAGATCAAGCCTGGAATGAACCCAGACGATCTTGATCGCGTACGCCAGGAAATTGCGCGGCTGGCCTCACAGGCATTGCGAGGCGCCTAGCAAAATAATCGAGATTGCGCAGCGACTTTGATGGGTGCTGTTGAGCACGTAGCGGAGGCTTTGCGCGTGTAAGTGACTCAAACGTAGAACAAATCTGATTTTAATTTAGGAGATTTATGTCAATAATTACGTCTGCCAATTTGGCAAATGCGATCGTAAAGCTTGTTGCTGCCGATGCATTGCCGGCCCTAATGGGAAATCTCGTTATGGGCAACCTAGTGAACCGTGACTACGAGCCGGTTCTGGCTCATGCCGGAGATACGGTTAATATCCCTATTCCTCCGGCGCTGGTCGCTAATAACATTGCTGAAGGTGGCACAGTAACACCGCAGAACCCCAATTTAGGAAATGCGCAAATCGTTCTGAACACGCACGCTGAAGCGACGTTTCAGATTCCCGATGTCACAAAAGCGCTGGCCTTTCCTGAGTTGCTGAAGGCGTATATGCAGCCGGCTGTGGTTGCGATCGCTGAGCGGGTCGAGAGCGACTTGCTGAACCTCTACGGGCAGTTCACGGCGAATACGCCAGTCGGGTCGGCGGGAACGCCAGTGACGGAAGCAATCATTGACGCCGCGGAAACTGCACTATTTGCTGCAAAGGTGCCGCCCAGCGCTCCGAAGTATTTGGTTGTGGATTCGAGTACGTATTCACAAATTCGCCAGATTCCACGCTTCAGTGAATACTATTCAGCTGGAGAGGCGGGATTACGTGCTTTGGTGGAAGGCAACGTAGGCAAGATCAAAGACTTCTTTATTTTCCGATCTCAATACGTGCCAACGACCGGCACGGCAAATCCGAACACGCACAACCTCGCGTTCACACGCGACGCGATTGGACTGGTAATCCGGAGACTACCGCAACCTCTTCCTGGGACTGGCGCAATCGCTGAACATGCGGAAATGGGCAACTTTGGACTTCGAGTGGTTATGAGCTATCAGCCGAACACCCTTTCTCAACAGTTCACAGTCGACGTGCTCTACGGGACCGGGGTGTTGCGCAACAACTTCGCCGTTCAGGTTAACAGCTAACCGGCAGCATTCACTCTCTCGAGCTTGTGGGAGCCATTTCTGGCTCCCTTAATTTTAGGAGATCCCATGGATTTGAAACAGTACTTTCGAAAATTGAGACAAGTTGAAGCCAGCTTACCCGAGAGATTTCCAGTTGTCGTAAGCCTTGAGACACCAGACGGTGGCAAGCAGGGACTAATCTCAGAGGTTTCTAGGGAAATGGCAGCCAAAATGATCGTCGAAGGGCGAGCGGTGCTGGCCAGTGAAGAAGAGAAGGAACTCTATCGCTCGAAACAAGCGAACGCCAGGCAGGCTGCCGAGAAGGCTGAGTTAGCGAGACGAGTGCAAGTCGCAATTATCAACGATAGCGAGATAAAGCATCATATTGCAGCTCAGCTTGAAGATCCATGCACAACTGGAGAGTAGCGTGTCATGGCTCTGTTCACTGATGCCGAAATCGTAACTTTAGACGATCTTCTGCAGTTTGAAACGTCCCTAGTGCAGGTCGCTTCTTCGCACGGGATCAACGTAGACACCAAGATTAAGTTAGCTACCGATGCAGTCAGCGACAAATTATTGCTTTGGCTACTTAGAGCGGGCGCCTCGGATCCTCAGTATCTGAAGCGCCGTCTTCTTGGGCTGTCGACGGTCGTCGTGACGCCCGTGCTGCAACGTTGGGTGTGCTTCGAGTCGCTCTCTCGATTTTTTGCTGAGGCATATAACGTTCAATTGAACACACGGTTTCAAGGCAAGTGGACGGAGTATCAGAACGAGGCTGCTGAGGCGTCCGATTTGGTATTCATGTCGGGCCTGGGAATCGTGTACAACCCGCTACCTAGGCCTGCCATGCCTTTAGTTTCGATACAAAATGGGACCTCGCCAGCATTTGCGATGTTTATCGAAACTACTTGGGTTGACAGCCGTGGAACTGAAAGCGCGGTGAGTCCCGTGAACGGGCTGATCCTCAACGGGGCAAGCACCATAGCTGTGGCCATGGCGGAAGGCGCTCTTAATGCGCCAAGTGCTGCAGTGGGTTGGAACGTGTACGCCGGGACGACCGAAGACCAGTTGACCCGCCAAAACACAGCCCCACTTCAGATTGGTTCAACGTGGCAGCTTCCCGGAACCGGCCTAGTGGATGGGCCGGAAGCTTCGGGCGGTCAACAGCCAAATTATTACATCGTGCTTCCAAGACTGAGTCAACGAGGATAAAAAATGCCGCCCTTAACACTCCTAGCTGCTCAGAAGGTCTCGGACTTATTGACCAACGCGAATGCACTGTCTCAGCAGATTAATGCAATCGCAACGTCATCAAACGTGACGCTGCCGGTTATAAGTCCAGATCAAATCGTGCTCAGCTCGGCAAGCGCTGACATGGCCGATAAAGATCTTCAGTTTACTTACCCACGGATCTCCATCTACTGCGCTGGCCTAAAGAATACCCAAATTGAAAAATTCCGGTCTTTATCGGGAACGATTTCTGTAACCGTTGAACTCTGGGCAAGTTCGAATCTTCTTCAGGAAACGGATCAGTGGATTCACTTCTATGTGGAAGCGATGACCGATATTCTGCGCCAAAATATCGGCGACTGGGGTGACGGTATTTTCTTTTCGGGTGTCTATGATGTCAGCTTCCAAGCGCCTAGAGTCGGGGGGCTCGGCTATTCTGGATCAGCAAAAGTAACCTGCAACCTGAATGTGAGCCGTAACTAGGACAACGATCATGGCAACTTACATCTCATCGAATGCGAATCGGTTTTATGTCGCCGAGGAAACAGCCTATGGTCAAGCGGCTACTATCGATGCGACGAATAGGTTTCCGGCGGCGCGGCTTCAAGCTCAACAGCTAATGCAGCCTGGCAAACGACTTGATAAGACCGGCACACGGACGTTTCTCGGTACGTCAAGAAATGCCCGCCGCGATACTGCATTCCAAGTTCGGACTTACCTGACTTCATGGACCGGAGCAGGGCAGCCTTCTTACGGACCTCTGTTTCATTCAGCACTTGGCGCCTCGCCTCAGATGAACAGTGGTCTGCTGGTAGCGTCGATGGAAACTGCCACGCAATTGAAAACCGCCACACCACACGGGCTCGCGTTTGGGGAGGCCGTTTCCTTTAGCAACGAAATTCGATTTGTGACAAGCGTTTCAGATCCAGTAACGATTACCGTTACTGCGCCATTTTCGTCTACGCCGAATCAAAATGCGATGCTGGCTCCAGCGATTACATATGGTTTGTCCACTGCCTTACCAAGTGTGACTCTCTATGATTACTGGGATCCGTTAAGTGCCGTGAGCCGCATCGTCACGGGAGCGGCAGCCAATAGCCTCGACATTGCGGTCAATGGCGATTATCACCAGTTCATGTTTGACGGCCCAGCGGCCGATCTTATTGACTCGAGCAGTTTCAACCCTGGGATGGGAGGCCTAAGTAGCTTTCCAGAAGAACCGGCCTTGTCCACATTCGACTATTCAATCGTTCCAGGGCACTTAGGTGAGGTATGGCTGGGGAGTCCGGTGAACCAGGTTTTCACACTAACGAGCGCAACAATTGGAGTAAACAACCAAATCGAAGTTCGGAATAAGGAATTCGGCACCTCGTATCCACGAGCACTTGCACCAGGAGCGCGTATTGTGAACTGCGATTTCACGCTGTTAGCGCAAAGTGATGCTCAAACCTCCGCCCTGTACGCGGCGGCGAAGTTGCGTAACAGTATTTCAGCATTGCTGCAGCTTGGCCAACAGCAGGGTCAATTAATGGGTATCTTCCTTCCCAATGTTGTGCCGGAGATCCCGAATTATAACGACTCGGAGACGAGACTACTTTGGGAGTTCAAGAACAATCGGGCGCAAGGAACTTCGGATGATGAAATTTCCATCGCGTTTGCATAAAAGCTGTTGTTACACAAGCGTGACTTGGCATGAGAGTAAAGCGCTTCCAGGGGTGAAATATGCAACCAGGCGTATTTCGCTAGAGCAGCGAATCGAATTGACGAAAAGAGCCCGCGCGCTCTCTTTGAAACAAGAATTCCTCCAAGCGGGCGAGACGCCAGAGCAGCTCGAGGGAACGCTTGTTGACTTACTGGTCAGACGACTCTATTTGGAGTGGGGTCTCGCCGAGCTTACAGGACTAACAATTGATTCACAGTCGGCGAATGTGGAATTGCTCATAGAGAAAGGTCCGGAAACACTCAGCGACGAGATTATTGCGGACATCCGTAGCGAGCTTGGGCTGTCTGAAGACGAACGAAAAAACTATTAGTCGCGTTCCATTTCCAGTTTTCCTCGCCGGCCGCGTGGAATTGCGACACATGCCGATCGGGCGGCCTGGTCCGAATTAGAAACTGCGCTTGGGTGAAGAACAAAGAACCTGAATGCGCGAGAGCAGTTTGGGCTCGAGGGGGAGTGATTTCGTCAGAGTGCCCCAAATCAGTGATTACGGCACAGAGCTTGTATTTTATCGAGCAGTTCAAGGTGTGGAAGCAGTTCGGAGGAACAGACGTTTTGTCCATGAATGCTAAGGCGGCCGAGGCGCTCATGGTTCTTGACGAGGCCGTTCAAGTGGAGAAGCAGCGTGGGGAAGTCGAAAAATAACTTATCAGGTATCTTGAGCGAATTGTCGCGAACAAAAAGTGGAGGACTAAAGAGCGGTTTATTGTTTTCGCCCACCAACCTGGTTGGGCAGGCTAGCGCGTCAGATACCGAAAAAAACCCGACTCTTCCACGCTTAGGAGATACGCGTCGAGCTTCAATGGGCGGGAAGGTTACGCCGGAAGGTATTAAGTTCGGCAGACCCTCCTCTTCGAGCCAAAAAGCCTCGAGTTCCGGTAGCGAATGGACCAATTTACTGAAGCAGACGGCATCGGGCGGAATCGCGAGCGCATTTACTGGAAGTTTCGGAGGAATTGGCGGGCTGGGGTCACTGATTTCCGGCATTGTAGGCCTATTCGGAGGGGGAGCCAAGAGTACGCTCCCTCCGCTAGTCGAGTTTCAACTACCAGCCTCGGAGCAACAGACGGTTTATGTCAGCGCAACAGGCAATAGCGTGTACCAGGGAAATGCGGTCCAGTCGAGTGGCATCGGCGGATCGGCTGGAGGAAGCCAAAATAGCGGATCTGGACCAGATACCTATTGGATACAGGCGCAGAGCGCCCAAATTGCCCAGTCGGTAAAAACGGCGATTTTGAATTCCAGTTCACTTAACGACGTTATTGCGGAACTTTAGTTATGGCCGACTTTCCCTTTCTTAGCTCTGGAGCGATCACCCAATACCCAGCTCCGCTTACCAGCGGCCAAGCTACGCAAGTGATTCGATTCCTTGATGGATCGGATCAGCGGTTCCTTGTGCAGGGTAGAGTTTTTCGCTCGTGGGAAATCCGGCTGGATCTCTTGAATAATCAGGAGATTCAGCAACTAGAGGCGTTCTTTGTGTCCGAGCAGGGAGACTATTCATCCTTTGTCTTTCCGGACCCATTTACCGGCAATGATGTTCCGAATTGCCGAATCGGCGCGCCAGGACTAGTCACCGAATACGTAGGTGAGGATGTCAACTCGACTTCATTATGGGTAATAGAAGCTAATGGCTAACTTATTTTTTCCACAACTCGCCCAGCGGGCTGTTGCGCAATACCCGATTAGAAAAATAAGATTAGCCCGGACGGTCAGGAATGTGCTCCCAGACGGCAGTATGGTCTTATATTCCGATCCATATGGGGGGCGTTTAATTTGGGAGTTGACTTACTCTGATTTGTCTGCCGTCGAACTACAGGCGATTCAGGAACATTTCGAAGCTTGTATTGGCCCTTTCCACGCTTTTACGTTTATCGATCCAACGGACAACATGTTAGTCTCCAGCTCTGATTTGACAGCATCGGTTTGGCAGAGAGTGAGCACAATGGAACTGACCTCTGGTGTCGCCGATCCTCAAGGAGGCTCGTCAGCTTTCGCGGTCACGAACGCCGGGCAAGCTGATCAAGAGATTAGCCAGACGATGATTGTGCCCGCAAGCTACATGTACTGCTTTTCGCTTTATGCGAGCAGCGCCGAGCCGACCAACATCACATTGATCCGGCGAGCCACTTCGATTCAAAGCACGAGTGTTGCTATAGGTCCCAGCTGGAATCGCGTAATTTCAAGTGGTCAGTTGAGTGACACTGACTCGAATTTCACGATCGCTGTAAGCCTGCCTGCAGGCCAGCGCGCGAATCTTTATGGATTACAGCTAGAACCGCAGATAGCACCGTCCCGTTATCGACCAACGGCGCAAGTAGGTGGCATCTATGCGAACGCGCATTGGGGAGTAAACGAACTCACTGTAGTCGCACAACGTCCGAATCTCTTTTCCACTTCGTTCAGCATCGAAACGGCAATTTAGGAACAATAAATGGGGACGATCAACGACATAAAACAACTTGCCGAAAGCGATACGCCCCTTTTATTTTTCCAGTGCATTTTGCCGTCTGGCGATATCGAAAACTGGAGTACGCACTCCCTCGTATTTAATGGACAACCGTATTCCGCAAGGATTCTCAAGCACAATTTATTTGATCTTCAGTTATCCGCAGATGATGCAATGGATGGCCTATCCCAGCTTTCGCTTACATTAGCGAATGCGGATTCGGCTCTTTCGGAACTCAATGCCGGCATGGGCTTCAAGGGATCTCAACTTACTGTCTATTTTGCGTTTGCTGACCTGCAGAATCAAACAATTACTACTGAGAGCACGGTTCTATTTCGAGGAATCGCGGGTGATCCCGACGAAATCACTGAAGATGCACTGACACTGAGCTTTACTAATAAGCTGAGTCTACAGCGAATACCTTTACCCGAAGTTCGAGTCCAACGCTCGTGTGCCTGGAACTTTCCCGTCAACCAGGAGCAAAGGTCAGAAGCTAAAGACGGGGGAACCAGTGGTAGATATTCGCGGTTCTATCGCTGTGGATATTCTGCGGATATCCCAGGGGGCGTGGGGAACCTAAATGCTGGGCAGCCATTTACTTCTTGTGATCTTTCGCGAACGCAGTGCCAGCAGCGAGGAATGTTCGATATTGATCAATCCGGCAGGGTTACCAGGCGGTTTGGCGGATTCGAATTTGTTCCCTCGGCGATTATGGTGCGGACTTCAGGGGATAAGACGTCCCACGTTTCGCCGCTTCTGGACAACTCAGCAAAATACAACGACCCGGTTCCGATCGTTTATGGGACTGGATGGTTGAAAGCGCCCGTCATATTTGCGCGAAACGACGGTAATCTCACGCACATGGAAGTTCTTCTGGGTATGGGAACAATCCAGAACGTTTTGAAAGTAGTTGTCAATGACGTAGAAATTCCTCAAGCGGTTCAGGCTCAGAACATGACCACCACTGGTTGGTACAACGTCTTCACGAATGGCAGCCGTGCAGGGAGCTTCAATCTGGACTTCACGGATTCCAATGGACAGCCTTTGGGCGATCCGTACGGAAGCATCTCTGCAGCTTCAATTGTTGTTCCCAACCGCATCAGCAGCGGACGAAGTCTTCCAACCGTGGAAGTACTTCTACAAGGAATGCAAATTGATTCGTACACTCCAGACGGTGTGTTTCAATCCACTTCGTTTACGAATAATCCCGCATGGGTAATTCTCGATCTTCTTAGAAGGTGCGGCTGGTCACTTTCGGATTTAGACCTCCAATCGTTCAGCTCAGCTGCCGAGTTCTGCAGTACTCTAATCAACACAACCGATCTAAATGGCAACGATATTCAAGTACCCAGATTCGAATGCAATCTGATTCTGACGAAGCGGCAAAGCGCGGCAACGATAGTGCGAGGCATCCGAGTCGCCTCGAGTCTGATGCTGCGATATGGACCGACAGGCCTGTTACAATTGCTGCCCGAGACGACGATCGCCGCGCAACAGCCCACTTTGCCGGATGGCGGAAACAGTACTGAACCGTTAAACGGAGGTTGGCCAGCCTACGAATTCAGCGATGCTGCGGGACCATTTTCGGGCATCGTTCGAAACGCAAACGGGGGCTCGACGGTTAGACTGAGCTCCCGAAGTATCGCGGAAACATCAAATCGGTTAAGCGTAGAATTTCAAGACGAATCGAACGAGTACCAGCAGGATAGTCTAACGGTCGTCGACGCGGATGATGCCGGACTGATCGGATATGAGATCAGCAGCCAATCCACGGCTTTGGGGGTCGCAAATTTTAGCCAGGCAAATCGAGTTCTGCTTCGGCAGTTAGATAAATCGACTAAGGGCAATCTCTTTGTCCAGTTCCAAACCAGTTTTCGCGCGCTCAAGGTCCGGCCTGGCGATATCATAGCGCTTACTTATTTAAAGGAAGGATTTTCACGCGTACCTTTGCGCGTTGTGAAACTTTCCCCGTCAATGAATTATCAACTCGTCACGGTATTGGCGCAGATTCACGATGATGATTGGTACAGCGATAATCCCACGGTGTTAGGCGGAGCAGGTAGACAAACAGGCAGCGAAAACCAGATGCCGCGGCCGTTAATTGGGGTGACCCCTCATCTGGATGCAAATGGCGAATTTGAGTACTTTAATTTCAATATTACGGACGCAGTTCAAACTGAGAGTGACGGAGCGGCCACTGACATTCTAACCGTGAGTTTCACCCAGCCCACTAAGCCGAGTCTCAACTGGTCGAATCTTCCATTGGTCAGCCTTTCCCCCCAATACAGCACGACCGGGGGCTCTCTTGCGGGCGGGAATAATTTGTATTATGCGGTTACTGCTGTTGATGAGGCGGGGAATGAAGGTGCTCTCTCCTTCACTGTCCCTGCCATGATACCGGCCGGATCGAATAACAATGTTGTTTCGTTAACCGGACTGAGTTTTCCACGGCCGGCGGCTTCGTTTAACATCTATCGTGGCACTACGCCCCAGATGTTATACCGGATTGCGGCACAGGTTCCACTGAGTAGCGGTTTCAGTGATGCGGGCCTGCCTCCCCAGCCTGCAGGGCCGCCCGACGTCAACTTCGATCATGCAAACTTCTACTACCGTTTCGAATATGCAGGGCCTTTCACAGCGACCGTTTTTTCCGCCACTTCAATTGGCTCTGCTGATATGGGAGCGACAAACTTGGCGTATTCCGGAATGGTCGTCCGCATCATCGAAGGGACCGGGCGTGGACAGGAGCGCGTGATCGCAGCGAATGATCAGACAACGCTCACTGTGACCCAGGCTTGGTCGATAAATCCCGATTTGAGCAGTACGTTTGTGGTGGCGGAAGGTTCTTGGAAATTCGGCGCTGTATCAATGACAAGCATCGCCCAGTTTGAGATCACTTACCGGGCCGGGACGGTCATTCACGTCTCAGGGCGCGGTGCTAACGTTCTTAACCAAGAAGGTACACCTGATCTATGTCCTCTAACACGATGGGCACTAGGAGCAGGAGAGTCAGATACCGGCGTTGCTGGTGCTCCAAATTTTTCCGTGGCTGTACCCGGCGGCGGTAACGTGACAATCTTCGGGATCGGCTTTAACGATCTGACGAACACGTCGTCAATTTCCACGGGAACTTTGCAATTATTCTCCTGGAACGAGCTCTATACGCCTACCAGTTACAGTCTAACCGCCCCTATAGATGCAACCTCAACAATAATCACCCTGAATGGAATACCGAACCCGCAACCTGAGCCTGGAGATATTGTCCAAGTCGGGAGTGAGTTGATGTCAATCATATCCGTCGATCCGTCAAATAACAGCTATGAAGTGACGCGGTCAGCGCTAAATTCCGAAGCTCTTGCAGACGCGGCTGGCGAGCCGGTATTTCACCTGCAGCGCTTAGTAGTGGTACTGCCATTCGCGCGTGGTTTCTTTGAAGATAGAGCATCGAACAATTACGTGCACACAGTTACTCTACCGGACATCAGGATAGCTGGGGCACAGCTCTATGTGACAAATTCGTTTGGTGATAGCCAGGCGTCAAGTCAAAGTTACACAGCTTATCCAGACAACGGACTGCGAACCTTATCAGGTGGGCAATTTTCAATCCAAGTAAGTGGCTATCTCGCGACTGAGCAGAATGCCGCTCCGCCTCTACTAGTTGAGGCGAACCACGCCGTGCGAGATTTGAGAGCGACGCTGAGTCAGCCAGCACAGGGCTATACGACCACAGTAACGGTTCTACAGAACGGGACTCCCTACGGAGGCGATTCAGCGGTTCTATCGATCGCACCTGGTGAACTGACGTCCAATATTGTGGACGGCGTCACTCTCCCACCGCTTGAGGAAAACGCCGCACTGACCGTGAATATTGCTTTGGATGTAGATCCAAGCTCCGGGACGCCTTCGACCGTTAGCCCGGGCCGGGATTTGAGTGTGACGATCCGATTCTAA